TGGTCATCCATCTCTAAGATGGAGCCGGGCTCATACACCGTAACATGGTCCGTCTTGTCGCGGAAAATCTTCTTTACAATCAGTCTCATGTTTCACATCATTTTAAGGTTGCGCTAATTCCTGACCAACAACCACGGTCTTCGTAACACTCGTGCCGGAAATACCGATGGTTACATTGGCATAACGAATTGCTTCGGCGTCTTCTGTGAAGGGGTAAGCCTCACGGGTAAACGTCACCTTATTGCCGCTCACAGATACGGTCAGCCATGACGCATCGCTCTCAGCTGTAACACCCGCACCGTTGCTCGTCGCGTATGTACGGACGTTGCTGCCTGCTGTCGAGGGCACAGTCAGTTCGGCGTCACCGGAGATGGTGGGCAAACCACTCGTCTCATAGCCGCTCATAATAACACCGCCCGCATCAGCCTTCTTAGGCATGCAAACGAAGTAGTGGCGGAAGTTGATCTTGTTGCGCTGATACTCGGGATCGTTCGCAGCCTCGCTGTAATACATCTTCGTACTTCCAGTGGCCTTGAACACGCGAGGAACGTAGAACGCAAAGCTGCACTGGAACTCACCGGTATCGGCACTCGCACCGACAGCTTTCTTCTGCCCCGACGTGGTGTAAATCGGATTGTTCGCGAACTCGTAGATGTCAAAACCGTACTGACGACCTACCGTACCGTTGCCGCGGTCGATGTTGTACTGTTCCTTGAAGCGCTGGTCGGTCTCCAGCAGGTCGTTCACGTGGTCCGTGGAAAGCACCAGACGGCGACCGTCTGCAGGGACTTTCAGTTTATCAAGCGCACGCTTCAGGTTGATAACGTCCTGCATGCACAGCTTGATACGGCCCGTGTCTGCGTCACGCGCACCAGTCGTAACAAGAACCGGAGTGGTGGCAGAGTTCTGCTGCGCGCACAAGGCATGAGCAGCCTTCTGGAACTTCGATACGTTGATGGCATTGCCGTGACTCTCCTTCACGCGCGACATCTTGTCATACGAAATGGCATAGAGCTCGTCATCGGTCACAGGAGTCACCTTCGTCTGGAACTTGTCAAGCTGAACGGCAATGTCAGCATCGTCCAAAGCCTGCAAGGGAATCGGATAGGTCGTGTTGTTGATCAGAACGTCTGGGTCAACACCGACCTCAACAAGATGAATCACATCATTGTTCACTATACTCGAACTGTCGGGAATGCCGTCAAGCCAGGTGGCTTCAAGGCCGCGGCGAAGGTACTTCACCAGCTCACCCGTCCAAATCTCGGTATAGACTCCGGCACCTAAGGCACCAGAGGGTAACACGTTGCCGACAGTGGCGGCAACAACATTTAGGCCGACGGCACCCACGGCGGGGTCAACGCCGACCATGGCAGCAAGAGTGCCGCCCATCAAGCAGTTCACAAGAACCGCAACGATCATTCCAATAAATCGAATCATTGTATTTCTTTTTTGTTGGTTTCTGATAATACTCTTGTCTCGTATGTTGCGACTGTGTCGCAACCTTAAATCTCACATTCTATGCCGTACTCGGCCTTGTACAGTTTCTTGTACTGCGCCGGGTTCTGCTCACGCAGCTTCGACAACTCGTCGCTCGGCACGTCACTCAGCTTCTTGTACTCGGCATGGCCACCCGCTGGGGCACCACCGCCTACGATGTGGCTCAGCTTCACCTGGGGCGACATGGCGTCGAAGGTCTGCTTCAACTCGTCGGCACCGATTTTTTTGCCGAGATCCAGGAACTGCTGTTTCTTGTCCTCGCCGATCTTCTTCTCGGCAATGGCAGCGTTCACAAGGGTTTCAATACGGGCGGCACGCAGCGTGTCGCGTTCCTGGCGCAGGGTCTCAGCCTCCGCACCGTCAGCCTGCAGCTTTGCCAGCTTCGCGTTGATGGTCGCTTCGTCGGCATCCTTAGGCAAGCCCAATTGAAGGGCTAACTTCTCTTGATCCATTTGCTTTGTTTTTTGATTTTTGTTGTTATTACTATGCAGCAGCGGCAACTCTCTCGCCGCGTCTTTGCCTAACTCTATGCGCTTGCCGTCCTTCTGCAGAACAATGGCATCGTCGTTAGCACCGATGTCAACAAGCGACACCTCGAACAGTTTGCTTTTGCTGATGGTCGGACTGGTCTGACCCTGCACCAAATGCTTCGGGTCTTCGCTCAGTTCCAGAATGTCGATACCGACACTCACCATCTTCAGGCTGCCGAACTCCCACTGCTTCTTGCAGCGCTGACTCAGTTCCGTGGCCTCGTCAAACATCAGTTCGCCAGTCACCTCGTCACCTTCAACCCGCAGGTCTTTCACGTAGCCGATAACCTGACCACGCTCGTGCATATAAAGTAGTACGGGGTTCCTGTTGTACTGCTCAACGTCCATGCCGGCCGTAAGTACACGCGTGCCGTAACTGTTCAGGCGCTCGTTGCTGATTCTCACTCGTTTTGTCTTGCTCATTTTTTCCAGTTCTTTTACGATGTTTCTACCGCAAAGATGAGGGCTTCAGACAATCCCGCAAAAAAAGTGTGAAACCGTTGCACACTTCTCTGAAACCATTGCACACTTTTTTCCTGCACCACCTGAAAATAACCACTTTTGCAGCAAGAACAATCGCGTATGTTGCGACTATGTCGCAACTGAAACAAATAAAAAAACAATGACAAAACAAGAAAAGACAACGAAGAGAGAGGCAAACGGAACTGGTTCCGAATTGCCCGAACGCACCAGGCTTTCGCGTGAGCAGATTGAAAGGAAAAAGACGCTCGGACGCTCACTGTACCTGTCAGGCATGGAACTGACAGAAATTGCCGAACAATTAAGCGTGTCCCGTCAGTCTGTCTCCAAGTGGTGCAGCAACGACGGATGGAAGGAGGCGCGTGCAGCCAAGAACATCTCACGACCGGAACTCGTCAACAAGTTGCTCCTCGCAATCGACAACCTCATCGCGCAGGTCAATGCGTCAGGCGACCCCGAAGCCATCGGAGCACTCGCAGACAAACTCTCGAAACTATCATCCACCATCGAGAAACTTGACAAGAAGGCGAACGTCATCGACGCCATAGAGGTATTCATGGCATTCAACCGGTGGATTCAGGACCAGGCATGCTACGACCCCGAAATCACACCCGAACTCATCAAGGCAATCAACAAGTACCAGAACAAGTTCCTCATGGAAAAGATGGCATCGCCGTCTGCACTATAGCATCTATGTAATTCTATGACATCTATAGCAGACCTCAGGAAAATACAGGAAGAGTGGAAGGAGCATTGCCGGCAGATTCAGAACCTGACCGACACAAAAAGTCTCGTCCGCGAGAATGCCACACAGAAGGAGCAGCGCATACGCCGGCTCCAGAAAGACTATGCCGCTTTCTGTGAGTATTACTTTCCGCATTTCCTGACGCTCCGCGACAAGGTGACAGGCGAAGCCATACGAACCATACACAACGCGCCGTTCCACAATGCCGCTGCCACGAAGGTTAAGAACACGCCTAACCTGAAAGCGGTCTTCAAGTGGCCGCGTGGTCACGCTAAGTCCACACACTTCGACATCTTCATGCCGCTCTGGTTGATGTTCCAACCGAAGCGGCTCATCAATTTCATGGTGATTGTCGGTAAGTCTGAAGACAGTGCCGACCGACTGCTGGGTGACATTCAGGCGGAGCTCCAGTATAACAAGCGCATCATTGCCGACTTCGGAAAGCAGATGTCGCTCGGCAACTGGACCGAAGGTGAGTTCACCACAAAGGACGGCGTGTATTTCCTGGCGTGTGGACGTGGGCAGTCGCCACGTGGTCTCCGAAAGCGTGAGTCACGACCGGACTACATCGTCATCGACGACCTCGACGATGACGAACTCTGCCGCAACGAGCGGCGAGTCCGCGAACTCACCGACTGGGTGAAAGAAGCACTCTTCGGTGCACTTGACGTGGGACGTGGCCGTTTCCTCATGGTCGGCAACCTTATCTCCAAAACCTCCGTGCTGGCGAACATCTGCGCCACCAAAGGTGTTCACGTCTCGACGGTATATGCCGTTGACAACGAGGGCAACCCTGTATGGAAAGAGAAATGGACGAAGGAGGAGGCACGGGAATATGCCGAGTTTGTCGGCTACCGCGCTTGGAACAAGGAGATGATGCACAACCCCATCGTGGAGGGCACCGTCTTCCGCCAGGAGTGGATCAAGTGGGCCAAGCGTCCGGCATGGAAGGACTTCACCGAGTTTGTACTGTACATCGACCCGTCATGGAAAAGCAAGAAGTCAAACGATACGAAAGCCGCCAAACTATGGGCGAAGCACAAGACACACCTGTGGCACCTCCGCGCTTTCGTGCGCAAGGCATCGCTCGCCGAAATGGTACGATGGTGCTACGACCTCTACGAGTGGAGCCTGGACGTGGGTATCTCCATCCGATTCGCAATGGAGGCATCCTTCATGCAGGACATACTCCTCGATGAGTTCACTACAGAGGGAAACCTCCGAGGCTACCAGCTGCCCATCACGGGCGACACACGGAAGAAGCCCGACAAGTTCCAGCGAATAGAAGCCATCAGTCCGCTCTGGGAACGCGGATTTGTGTTCTACGACATCTCACAGAAGGAAGACCCCGACATGCAAGCCGGACTCGAGCAGCTGCTTGCCTTCGAGAAGGGAATGTCCGGCAACGACGACGCACCGGATGCAGACGAGGGTGCAATCTATATCCTCCAGAAGAATACAAGACAACAAACCTATAAACCGAGGTTCGGAAAAAGATCAACCTCTAAAAACATTTGGTAACATGATAAAGCTGATAAAAGAACTCATCTTCGCCTACCGCTTCAAGCGGGCCGTCAAGAAAGCAGACCGCTTTCACCATCTAACGCACCGCAAATATATGGTGCTGGTCATTAACCGACGCCTCGAAGTCCTCTCCAAGCAGGAACTCAAAAAGTTCATAGCCGGTGGGGTGTTCCGGAAAGGTACCACCATTGCCGACCTTGAAGCGAAGGCGCTTTACATAACACTCTAAACTTCTGGCTATGTTTGTAACAGATCAAGACTATAAAATCGTCATCGGCGACCAGGCTCTGAAGGTGGTCTCACAGGTCAGCCAAGAGAACCGAGCCAATGCCGAGACGGAAGCCGTCGAGGAAATTAGCGGCTACCTCAGACCCAAATACGACACAGAAGCCGTCTTCTCGGCAACGGGAACGGGACGAAACAGGCTTGTAGTGATGTACACCTGCGACATCGCCCTCTACCACATGGCAGCCAGCGCACCGCAGAAAATGGGAATGGAGATACGAAAGGAACGCTACGAGCGGGCAGTCAAATGGCTCGAGGGAGTACAGTCCGGAAAAATCGTGCCAGAACTGCCTCTTGCCACCGACGAAAACGGAAACCCCGTCGGCTTCCCGATGGTGTACGGCTGTCAGAAGAAACTACGTCATAATTGGTAAAGAACTATGGGAAAGAGAAAGAGAAACAAAAATACAGACAATAAACTGCTGGTGCGAACCCCGTTCGGAACATTGCGCCTGGCTAAGAAAGATGCGCAGCACTTCAAGAAGACGGTAATGGAACTGCAGCGAACCACCGACTCGCTTACACGAAAGGATATCGGAGACTGGCGCAATGCCTGGCTGTTGGCAATAAACGTGGATAGACCGAACCGACAGAGGCTATACGACATATATCGCGATGTGGAGGTGGACTTGCACCTCTCCGGCTGCATACAGCAGCGCGAGGGCTTTGTCATGGCTCGCTCATTCAAATTGGTCAACGAGAAGGGCGACGAGGACGAGGAAGCAGCTAACTACTTCAATACGCCCTGGTTCAAACTCCTCATGAAGCTCGCGCTCGACGCCAACTACTGGGGACACTCGCTCATAGAACTGGGAAACATCACCACCGGCATAAACGGACGGCAGACATACGACGGAGTGCGGCTCATACCACGCAAGCACGTCATTCCGGAATACCACTGCGTCGTCCCTGACCTCGGACAGGACTGGCACAATGGCATTGACTACCACGAACCGCCGTTCGCCGAATGGCTCATCGAGGTGGGGCAGCCAGATAACCTCGGACTGTTCCTAAAAGCAGCAACACAGACCATACCGAAGAAAAACGCACTGGCGTTCTGGGACACCTTTGCCGAGATCTTCGGAATGCCCATGCGAATAGCACGGACCACATCACGAGATGACAAAGAACTCGCCAAGATGGAGCGAATGATGGCAGACATGGGTACCGAGGGATGGGGCATATTCCAGCAAGGCACCGAAATAGAAGTGGTCGAATCTACCAAGGGCGATGCATTCAACGTCTATGACAAGCGCATCGACCGTGCCAACTCCGAACTATCAAAACTCATCATCGGGCAGACAATGACCATCGAGGACGGATCAAGCCTCTCACAGTCCGAAACACACCTCGAAGTCTTCCAGAACATCATCGAGGCAGACTGCGACAACATCCGTGACATGGTGAACAACCAACTCCTGCCCCACATGGTACGGCACGGCTTCCCGCTCAAGGGAATACACTTCGACTGGGACTACAGCGTGGACTACACACCAGAGCAGCAGGCAGCATACGAACAACTCGTACTCAACAACTACGAGGTGGACCCTGCATACTTCTCAGAGAAATACAACATGCCTGTAGGGGAACGTAGGCAGATGCTGCCGCCTGTCGCGCCACCAGAGCCGCCACAGGACGATGAAGACCCCAAAGGCAATAAAACGCCCAAGCCGGACAAAAAGACGCGACAGGAACAAAACAATCGTGCCAGCGAGAGCCATCAAGTTCGCTTGAATGGCCGAGTGCAGCCGATTGAAGGCGAAGCCAATGCGCGCCCTTTTTTCGACTGAGCCCCAGTGATTACCTGGGGCTGCACGAACGCTATGCCCGAATCCTTGCGGACGGCGGTTTCCCCGTCGCCACTTTCGCCCGTGAGGACGAGATACGTCAGGAACTCTCGCGCCTGTTCGAGGGAATGATGAAGACACTCTACAAGGAGCAGGGGGCACAGTTCCGCATAGAGTTACTGGAGACACCGAAAATGCAGGAGTTCATAGAGACACATGCCGACGCACTCAACTCCGGCTTCCAGCAAGTCAAAATGTCTGATGCCATGCGCCAGCGTCTTCAGCGGTCGAACTACATCTTCTCCGGCATGAAGACGTTCCACGAACTCAACGAGGCGTTCCCGTCTCTCATTGACGAGAACGGCAACAGAAAGCCTTTCGAACAGTTTTTGAATGACGTTCGCAAGATTGATAGCACCTACAACCGCAACTACCTCCGCGCAGAATACAACTTCTGTCAGGCTTCAGCGGACATGGCGGCAAAGTGGGAGCAGTTCATGCAGGACGGCGACCGATATAACCTGCAGTACCGAACGCAGCGCGACGAAAAGGTGCGTCCGGAACATGCTGCACTCGACCGCGTAACGCTGCCGATGTCCGACCCGTTCTGGGAGGAGTATTACCCGCCTAACGGATGGAACTGCCGATGCACCGTCGTACAGGTGCGCAAGACTAAATACCCGGAAACACCACACGACGAGGCTATGGCACTCGGAGCCGAGGCCACGGGAAAGGACACAAAGGGCATCTTTCATTTCAATCCTGGAATAGAACAAAAGACAATGCCAGACTATAATCCTTACACCATCAAGCGGTGCCGGGACTGTGACATTGCAAAAGGGAAAATATCACTGGTATTCGTTCCAGAGAATGAGTTATGTGCTGCTTGTCGTATCGTAAGGGCATTGGCAAATGCAGATGCCAAACAAACGAGAAAATACGCCAAGCCATTACAGGGAACGACTATAAACACAACGAAGTTCCCACACCCCATCAACATTTCAAGGGCTTCTATCACAGAATGGACCAACCAACCCAACAAATATCTGCAGGAAAAGAACAAAATGCTACTACGCATAAATGAAGTCTTCGAGGATAAAGAGTGTAAATATCTGGGGCCAGCAGATCCCCCACCTGGGAAGGAAAAGGAAAGGGTTGTACAGCACCATATATTCTCCACAAAGGTACGAGGGGAAGAACAGTGTATAATTGTTTGGGAATGGGATTGGGGAGAATATACCCTGCATTCTATTTCTGACCATCCCGAAAAAATCAGAAAGCACATAAAAAAGAAATAGCAAAGAGAAAGAACTACCTGGAACTACAATCCAAGACTCAGTCTCAATGCTATTCTGACGACAAAGGTACAAAAAAATCCGTTACTCAATCAAAAGTAGCGGATTTTTTTCATTTTAAGGTCTGTTTTTTTGCTTTACGGCGGATTCTTTGCCCTGATGCACCTTTACATGGCAGTCATGGCAGAGAAGAATCAGATTCTTCGTCTGCAACGCCAGTCCGGGGTTCTGGCTCACAGGAACCAAGTGGTGTATCTCCAATGCCTCCAGGGCAAAGTGCTTGCCGCAAAGCTCACAGCAGCCGCCACGCAGCTGGTAGAGAAACCGTTTCTTCCGGAGAAGAGCATTCCGTCGATTGCGCATCTGCTCGTCTATCGTACGCCTGCGCTTCATCCGAACGTTCGAAATGTAGAAATAAAGACCGAACAGCTTGAAACTCTTGAATATCTCCATACTTCTTCAGGTTTTGTATGTTGCGATTTCATCGCAACGATTTAATTGCCACGCATTGGTAACTCTCAATGTTCTCAATAATATCCTCATGATTGTGGTTCGTGCTGCTTCCCACAAGGTCAAACTCCAGAAACGTCTTGCCTCTCCTGCAAGCCAACTGATGGTGTATCGCCTCCAGTAAGTCGAACACCTTCAGGCTCTGTTCACGGAACTCACTATCTGCAGAACTGCTGCCCTGCCAGTCCGTCACCACATGAAGGTGTACTATCGGCTCTGCACGATATTCCGCTCCAGGCTGTATGGCATTCCACTGGATGGGCTG